GTCTTTAACGCTATCGGGAATCTTAGCACCAATCTCTCGTGCTAACTGAGCATCCATTGTGCCCCAATACTCTAAGACTTCATAGCGATTATCATATAGGCTAGCAGTAGTGTTACTATCTTCGGCTCGTATCTGCGTCTCATAATCTTCGACTACATAGTTAGGGCCGTCTGATAAGCACTTAGTAATAGCATCGTCATTGAAGTAAGGGAGATTACGTAAGCCTCTTAGATCCGAACTATTCAACTTACGTCTTTGGAATATGTACTCACTATCTGCCATGCTGATTGCATTAGCGTCGTTAAAGATATCCCAGCAAGATACGAACTCTAATCTAGGAACTCTCACTTGTATTGGTGTATACTCTCTGGAGAAACTACCGTCCTCTGCTTCTACTTCTTTCCATTCATGTAATGTTTTATTATAATTATAAGGACCTTTAATGACTCCTGTGCCTAACAGAGCACATTCAAACATAGCGTTACGGATCTCAGTAGCCCCACTAGACTCTTCGATCTGATCATGGATAAGTTTCTCCATGCGGCGTGCTGATTCTTTAGCAGGACTTATTTGGGGAGTACCGGGTATAGTAGCGGGACCATCAACCATGACAGGTCCAGATGGGCCGGTAAACTTCTCAGTCAGGTCCTTGAGGAATTTAGTAGGAGAGCGCATCGTAGCGCCGGGGGCTAAAGTCTTTCCGTCTCCTTGGAAGCCCACATCGAATGGGTTCTCGACTTGTTCAACGTCTTCTTCGCTTTGTACGGGTTGTTCAGGAGATGGGATTCCTGTATTGAGATGTGCCCGTTCAGCAGCTCCTTCAGGGACTTCGGTTTCAGAGATTCCGATTGGTAGTTGGGTTGTTCCGAATACAACGTCAACCAGCAGGCCATACGCAGCAAGTACTTTTGTCTTAGTGACTTTAACAAAGACGCGTGACTTTTCGTGTTCTCTAAACTGGACTGTCTTTCCATATACCCCACGGTAGTTACGGTAAGCAGTCAGCCATACATCTTCAGTCTTCTGACGTGCGTCCTTTGATTCTTGATACTTACTAAGAATGACACCTACTAGATTGCTCATAGTAGAATCATCTAACTCTAGGTTCATACCTTGTTCATCATCAATAGGAGCAATGAAGTCAGCGTTTAGGAATGTGTTGTTGGATTTCATATTAGTATCCGAAGATTGTGTCAGCAGGTTCGTACTCTTCTGACTTAAAGCGAGCTAGACGGTCTCTGTAGCCTTCCATGCGTGGGCGGCTCATTACTAAATATCTAACTGCATCGTATGCGTGATCACTTGCATGGGTATCTACATCCTCTGGATCTGTTTTACTTAGAGGTATACCCTGTAATTCTCTGATTAAATTAACGCAGTTAGAGAAGATCTGAAGTCTTGGACGACCTTCAGGGCTTTTACTAAGCCTCTCGTGCATCTGAATCTTACCAGCCTTTCTATTCTTATCTGCTCTTACTAATCTGTGGCCCATATTGACAAGGACTTCACCTACTGTAGGGCCTTTGTAGCCTCCACCGGCTTGACTCCATGCCGCGCCATCCAATACTCCTGATATACTTCTTACGTCAGGAATCTCCATCTCTCTCATTATAGCACCTAATTTGTCTCCTGTCAAGCCTTTCATGTATAATTCACGATAAATAATTAAAGTACCGTCCTCAGGATCAACTGCGGCCCACTCACAGGCGCTTTCGGCAGCATACCCGTAGTCTACCCCTTTGATCCTTTCCCAGTGCGCAGGGATCTCAAATGGAGGTATAACGTGAATAGACTCATCAAATTCAGGGAAGGCTGCTCCTTCTACTACATCCCAATTACCTTCTAGTAATTGTTTCCTTAGGACTGGAGGTAGACCTGCAAGCATGGTTGAGTAATCAGTCTTAGCAAGTGACGGGTTATCCGATAGAAGGGCAGGAATAAACTTACGGGTAATATACTTGATACCGTTAGGTGTCTCTACTCTTACAGTATTAGTAGTGTTGGGTGGTACAGGATCAATGAATCTCTTCTTAACCCAGTAGCCACCAATGTTGCCGGGGTTGGCTGTGGCTCTAAGGAAAGTGGGGATGTTTGGATCAACGCTACGAAGACGAGAACCAAGATAATTCCAACAGAAGTCCGTAGGCCACTGAGTGAGTTCATCGAATCCAATCCAACTATAGGCTTGTCCTTGATACCTGTATACGTCAGCGTTCTTCTCACAATAGCCAAACTCTAATTTAGCCCCTGAAGGGAATGTCCATATCTTATCCTGAGTCTTAAACTTAGCCCCAGGAAATGCCTTAGGGTACAATTCATAACTTTTATCTATTAGCTCTCTTAACTCAGGCATAGTCCTTCTAATTAATAATGCCCTTGCATTCTTCATATGACAATAGCGTAGAGGGTCTACTAGCATCGCATAACTTTTACCACCACCTGCTGCTCCTCCGAATAGGACCTCTTTCTCACTAGAGGCTAGGAAGTCCTGCTGAGGGCCTGGGTTAGGCTTAAAGGCTATCTCTGACTCATCTTCTGCTAAGGCTGTCCTGACGGCCTCAGGCAGCTCATTGAGGGCATCCTCTGTTACTATCTTAGATCCTAACTTGCCTTCTAAGACTTTATAGGTCTCGGTAGTCTTCTTAAGGCTACTCTCTACTTTATGCAGAGCGGCTCTAGATTGAGCTACTCTCTTCTTCTTTTCCCTCAAGGTTCTCTTAGCATCCATAGAGGCTTTAACCTTACTATGGTAATTATGAGGACTGCCTTTCTTTTTACCTGCTCTCTTCTTAGGCTCCCCATTTACTTTGAGGATGAACTCCCCATATATGTCAGTTAGATAAGAATCAGGATTCACTTCCCAGTCTGTCAAAGATTGGGTGCTTTCTTCGTTTAAGGATTCCTCTAAGTCCTGCATGGGTAATAGATATTCCTGCTGATTCTGTTAAGTGAGATGCAGCCTTTCTTAATGAGATGGACTGATCATTAATGTAAGGTAATACATATTTAAGTTCATCTAAGGCTTCGGGTATTGGATCTTGATAGGACGGATCATCCTCACAAGGATAATAGCCCCAGAAGCAATGGGTAGCTTTAGGTACCTGCTTAGGATACGTACTTACTAAGGTTAGGGTACTCATCTAGATTGACCTCGACTATCATTATAGAGTGTAAGATTTCTCTCAAGTCTTCAAAGGTATGGGCCTTACTAAAGTCTAAAGCCTGTATGTTAGGAATCTTGAATTGAACGTCCTCTTGCTTAGGGAAGATCATATCCATTATATCCACTTTCTCTACGTTCTCTAGTCCAATGGGATTATCTACAATACCACTTACAGGTTCTACAAGTGTAAGAGGAGGGAAACCACCTTTATCTGTTAATTTAGACATCTTCAAATTCACCTTCTATGATTAATTTAGGGGGTAGTACAAATACTCCACCTTTAACTGTGTGGGTAATATCCTGTATAACTTTCTTAGCATGTCCTGTTCTATCTAAAATGTCCTGAGCTACATTGATCTTCTCTTTAATATTAGGGATGGGTTTATCACTCTCTAAGACATCTGTTAATGTAGTAGCAGCTTTCATAGCCTGATTACCTAGCAGGTCTTCAGTGATAAGAGTCAATTCCTTTCTTAGACTACGTACTGCTGATCTAGGATCTGAATAGCCTGCTAGTATAGCGGCCTTCATAGGATCATAGTGAGCAGCAGGGAGACTATCAAGTAGAAGTAACTGCTTATCTGTAAGAGTTCTTTCTCCGTACCGTGTAGGTAACAAGTCCAAATGGGTTCCTTTTTTTATTTAGTTATACAGCTAGTTTACACCTATATATTATATCTGTCAAGTCTTTTATATAAATAAGTAAAATAAGTCTTGACAGATGTGAAATCTATGTGTATACTGAACGGAGTGGTCGGCCTAACTAGACATAAATATAGGCCCCCTTTAGACTAGGTAGTCTACTTAGCCTATATAGCCCCGAGATTATCCTCAAAGCCTATTGTTCCTACTAAGCCTACTAAGCCTACTAAGCCTACTAAGCCTTTATAGCCCCAGGTTTACACTACTCAATTTATAGATTCTCCAGCGACCAGTAGTATATAAAGATTGGACCCCCCTATGGCCCCCTGCCCCCCTGTCGTCTACATACGCACGCGCGTGTATATACGCACATCATGCGCGATACTATCATCCGTATCTATACAGGCTCATTAGCCTTAATAACTCTACAGACTTAGTAGGCTTATCATGCTAATTACACGCGCATAGGCGATATAGACCTACAAAGCCTACAGAGTGAGGTACTGGTTATATATACAGGGTTCCAAAAGCCTGAAAAGTATGTTATATCACGTATATTATTAGCTTAGCAGGCTCAGTAGGCTTAATAAAATCAGCAACTTAGAAATAAATGTAAATAATCACGTATAACCACTTGACAACACTCTCAGGAACTGGAGAATGGCTACCTCGACCAACGGCAAACATGCTCACGGCGACAATAGGAAGATATATATTATGACTACTAAAATTGATTACAGCAAAATTGATCCTAATAAATTAGCATCATATAAAACTCACCAAGCATTAGGTATTCGCTTTAGTGGTAAAAATTACAAGGCGATTGAGCAAGGCGAGAAAGTAGACTGGACTGCGGCTAATGTTTCCAAAGCTTTGATCTATTCTATCCATGATAAGGTGACTAATCCATTGACTCATGGCGAGGCACAGAAAATGTTCCTTATGGATCAATTACCACCTAAATATGTTAAAAACTATGATGCAAGCAAACGAGCTAAAAAAGCGCCGAAGGCTAAAAAGACTACTAAAAAGGATATTGCAGAGGATGAAAAGGCCCCATTTGATCCTATTGCAGCGTTTGCCTCGATGTCCCCTAAAGATGCAAAAGCGATGCTAAAAATGCTCACGGCCGCTGCTAAAAAAGCTTAAACATGAGCCAAGACTAACCGCCTTAAGCGGTACTTTCCAGCCCGATATGCTTACACAGATGTCGGGCTTTTTCTTGTCTGAAATAAAAGTACTGTATATATTTACAGTCTGTACATGTATACAGTATATAAAGCGATACCCTGTCTCCGTAGACTTCACAAACTACATCATTTCTAAGACCTCTCTAAGCCTCTCTAAGCCGTTATTTCTATCTACCCCTGCCTATCCTACCTGTATTCATAAGTCACCTTTAGAGAGCTTATTTGATATAACCATGTATTATCATTCCCATGAATACCATAATCATTTAGATTGATACCCTATCATTCCCTCTGTGAATAACGCCCACCTTACTTAAGAATCATGATTGAACCATAACATATATATATATATATATTTACTTAAGAATCATGATTGAACCATAACATATATATATATATATATTTACTTAAGAATCATGATTGAACCATAACATATATATA